AAATGCGCCTCTCGGTGGATCTTGCCAACTATTACCGTGCCGGCTGGCATCCACAGCTTCCGGCAGTACATCCCGCCGTTGAAATAGTGCGACGTGACCATGTCCTCGCACTGGGGCATAGCCACTATTTGAGCCTGTAGGGCGTCAATCTTTTCCCGGCTCACCTGCCGGCTGACATCAAGGATCATATGCTGATGTTATCCGATACGGTAACGATAATACTGGGCACTCCCGGCACGGGGGCGGATGCCGCCGTCGCTAGGAGTATCACGCTGGTGTCATCGGTTGACCAAACCAGCTCGACATAATCGTTCGCCGCCAGACTGACCAGGTAATTCCACGCGGACAGCAGCTCAGCATTGTTGCCCTGTAGTCTAGTTTGCCCAGCGCTGTCAGTCACGTCCGTGCCATTTTTTCGCAGCCAGATATAGATCAGTCCTGTGCCGCCGGACGTCTTATCCAGCTGTGCGCTGAACTGCAGGTTATATACGCCTGCCGCCGTGACCTTGATGCGACTGGCTTTCGTTGCGCTAATGGTCGTGCTGGCGACCGTCTGGCTGATGTCGACCGTATAGGTGCCCGTGCCGCCAGATCCTGTTCCGAATGCCACGATACGGGTTCCAGCCGTCACGCCGGTGCCGGATATAACCTGCCCGATGTCGAGCGTACCAGACGTTACCGCGGTGACATTAAGCGTTGTTGTCGTGATGCTGCCCGTCACTACCGCGGATGTCGTCTCGACCGTCACGCCGTTGCTTAGGTCGGTCGTGTTCAGTGTGATAGGGTAGGCAGTGTTGGCCAGGGTCGCTGTCTGAGTCGTCGTATCGTAAAAACTGCCGTACTTCGGGTTTTTCCAGCTCGGCGTGCCCGCGCTGTCCATCGTCAGCACGCTGCTGGCGGACGGCTTTGGAAACTTGCTGAGGACATCAGTCGCCGATGCATACAGGATGTCGCCCGTCGCGTAGGTCGAGATGTTGGTCCCGCCGTTTGCAATAGGCAGCACGCCGGACACATGCGTCGTGAGCCCGATTTTGCCCCATGAGGGCGCGACAGCGACGCCGCCCGATATCAGGGCATTGCCTGTCGCCACGTCGGCCAGACGGGCCAGTGTGGCCGTGCCAGACGCATACAGGATGTCGCCGACCGTGTAAGTATTCAGGCCAGTGCCGCCGTTGTCGGCATCGAGCGTGCCGGCCAGCGTGACGTTGCCCGTCGTTGCGGTAGCCGGTGTCAGACCAGTGGATCCGGCAGAGAATGACAGGACGCCCGTGTTCGCCACCGTGATCGTGCCGGCGCCATTCGACACGCTGATACCAGCGCCCGCGGTCAGCGTGTTCAGGCTGTAGCCAGTGCCGTTACCGATCAGCAGCTGGCCCGCAGTCGGGATCGACGTCAGCCCAGTGCCGCCCGATGTCACCGGCAGCGCAGACCCCAGCGTCACGCTGATGAACTCCGGCTGCATCAGCCACAGGAGCCACTCTTGGCTGGGGCGCAGCGTGATCGGATCCAGAAACGGGCTAAACGGAATCCGGATGTTGCCGTTCGGCATCGGTGTCGGCATCAGTTGTCACCCACGCTGGCCTTCAGTTCGGCGCTGATGACCACGGCTTTCACCGGGTCCGTGATGCTGACCTCAAATATACGGTCCCGCGACCAGCCAAGCCGGCGCCAGATTGCGCGATTCTGGTACTGGCCTTGCCGGCCGATAGTCGTCCAGTGCTCGTTTGACCACGTCGACCCGCCATCATTGGACCAGCGCAGCATGGCCTGCGGATCCTCGCCCTGACCTGTCGACAGGCCCACGCCTGGCTGGAACTGAATCTGAAACGACTCAAAGTATTGCCGCTGCAGGTCGCTGGTAATATGCGGGGCACGACGCAGGCGCCGAATGGGGTCGCCGTCCTCGGTATAGACCTCGTTCTCGACAGAGTAAACCTTGCCGTTCTCATAGTCTCCGACCAGATATTTTCCAGCAAAGTAGGCGCCGCAGTTTGCCCGGCAGCGCTTGAACGTGTTAGTGGCATCATCCCATGATTGCCATTTGTGCCACAGCTGCGTCGACAGGTCGAATACCCACGTCAGCCCGTCGCCAATGCTCGGGAACGTGCAGACGTACATTTCGTGGCCTTCGATCTGATAGGTGAAGGCAATCGCGTCCTCGACGTACTGACCCAGTAAACTCTGCTCGACCGCGTGCGTGCTCATCTTCTTGAACGTGTAACCCTCGATCATTTCGATCGTCGAGTTGCCGCGGGTGTCACGGGCCACGAACATAAAACTGTTTCCGAAACGCGCTACCGAGTAAAGTGCTCCACAGCCAGACTGCATACTAGTCCCAGGAATGCGCTGGAAAGGAAAAGTTGTAATGCCTGCAATAGTGTTTCCGACATCTTGCCAGACCTCGCTTGTCACCTCGCCCAGCAGGTAAACCTGTCTCCGATCCACGATCAGAGTCACCAGTTTGTCGCTGTAGCCATCCTTCGCGCCATATAGGGCCTGAGTGCTGGCGGTCGACGCCAGATCCGTACAGGCCCAATTCTGGGTTCCTGGCTCGTTGTATATGTTGTAGTTGTCGATGTTGTCGACCACGGTGGCGCCCTGCCATGGGCCATCTGTCGGCGGGGCAGTGGCGAATATGCCGGTGGCGAACGCATAGGTGTATCGGTTTGGACCGTCGACCAGATAAATCCGCAGCCCGTCAGCGGTCGTATTGTTCTCGCTGATCGAGACAATACCTGTGCTGGTCGTCAGCGTGCCGATTTCGACCGCATTAAAACTGGTGTCAATCGTGTAGACCTTGTTGCTGCAGACCGCGATCAGGTACTGGAACCCCGACGCAGTGAACAGGCCACGCACCTCTCCCGCGGGCAACTGCACACGCAGGGTCAGGCCCGGGGTTGGATACAGGGCCACGACGCCGCGCTCGCCTGGCTGTTTCGTCGGGTCGATCTCGGCGAAAAAATTGATGCACTCCTGCGCGTCCTGATAAATAGACGGCGCCTCATAGCTGGTTCCGACAAAACCGAAATCCGGCATTACCTGAACCCTCCATCCATGATGAATCCGGCATCCTTCGCCTTGCCGACCATCAGCGAGTCAGGGTATCGGCTGATCTGCGGAGGACGCATGTTCGTTCGCTTGATCGTCGCCTTTGCCTGTGCAGCGTAGGCGTTGATCATCTGGATCTGGGTCGCGTCCTTCTTGCCGTACATAGGCATCATGCGCTCCGCCAGGCACCAGCGCAGGCCCATGTTATAACCCTGCGGGAATTGCAGCGTTTCGTACAGGTTGCTGAATGTCCGGAAGATCGTCTGCGCGAACAGGTGCATCTCGCCTTGTGCCGGGTTTGGCCAGACGTAGATGATGCCCAGCTGCTCCGACGGCTGATAGTAGACGCCCTTTGGCCATGGGCCATTCAGCGACTTCAGGCCGATTGACTCATATTCCTCAAGGCTGAATATAGACAGCGGATAGTCAAGGCCGCCGCCGTAGATCGGCACGCCGTTGCTAGTCGTGCTGACGCGCACGAAACCGCTCTCGATCGTCAAGGGGCGCTCATAGTAGGTCGTCATTACCGTGCTGGCGACCGTCTGGCTGACCGAGACGGTGTAAGTGCCGACTTCGGAGACATTCCCGCCTGCGCCACTGTTGAACCCGACGATGGTCGTGCCCGGAGTCACGCCGCTGCCAGTGATCGTCTGGCCCATCGTGATCGCGCCAGTGGTGACGCCCGCGGCGCCGACCGTCAGAGTGGTGCCCGAGATTGAGCCAGTGAACGACGACCCGACGTTGCCGCCGGGGCCTATGGTGTACTGAATCTGGTTCTGAACGCAGGGGAAAATAATCTCGGTCTTGTAATAGACCATCATGTTCTCGTTTGACCACTGCGCCAGCATGTCATTTAACAGGTCGAGGCCGTCCTGCGCTTCGTCGGCAGTCGGCACTTCGCCGGCAGCAAGGGCCCCGATGTCTTTCATCGCTCGGGTGATCAAATCGTATGGCGTTGCCATTTTTAACCCCTGTCAATATCTTAAAAATAGAACTGCGCCTGCTATTCTGATAAATATGATGCCGATGCAATGACACGTACACCCGACATTGCCAATCTGCTTAGATTCCCACCATTTATAGCTGATCTAAACAGTATTTTGTCAGCCGTTGGGTCTATGTTTATAACCAGTGTTGCGCCAATGTCTGTGTAATTTACTTGCCCTGTTCCCCAAGTCACAGCCCCTGCTGTCGGGAGCGAAAGATCTGAGTCTGCAACGCTTGCTGAAGATCCAAGAAGAACATCAAAAAAAACAGTTACCAAATTTCCAGACCTTGAAAAGTACGCAGAATTAACAGTAACAGTGCCACCGCCCCAAGTTGGTGTATAGGTCGATTGTTGAATTTGATTTGAAACAGTCTTTAACATGGCCAATACCTTATGTGAATGCCCAGTTTCCTTGCACAGTTCTTACGATCCAGCCGACAGTGCCGTATGCCTCAAGATCAATTGATCCCATATCTGCACCCGTCAGCGTGGCTATCGTGTCATATGAGTTGCCTTGTCCGTAATAGCTGGTGCCCACAGAACAAGTAAGCGTCAAGTTCACGGACGATATTTTAGAAACAGAAAGGCGCGTGCCAGGTACAGGAGTCGGCAAGGTAAATGCTTGATTTCCTGCGCCAGATGCAAGAATGCATCTGCCAGTATCTAATGATGACAATACATACGGAGTTGAAGAAACAGCAAAAATCTTTTCATCTACGCTGCGAATTGTCACTCGAACTGATGTGTTTCTGAATTTGTTTACAGAACTATCGCTTGCAGAATCATAATGTATACGACCAGCCAAAAAGGCAGAGTCTGTAGGGATGTCATAAGAATACGTTATTGCTGACTTAAAAAGATCAGGGCCAAGATTAACAACAATTGAGTTGTCTGGACTGATCAGTGGGCCGGTTCCTGTCTGGAACTCATTGTTTGCGCCGCTGATGACGCCGGACTTCATCGTCGGGCCGGCAGTGCCTGCGAACTTATTTCCATTCAGGCTAATCTGCCCTGACAACAAGGCAGAAACTGCCAAGTCACCAAAAGTGTTCCCATTAATAACTGCTGTTGCATTTGTGGCGCGCAGCCATTGCGACGCAGGATATTCTGTAGTGGACGGAGCAAAATTGCACCCAAGTATATTTAGCCCGTCCACGTTATCCATGTTTATGCCAGAACTAGACGGGGAAACTGTGATTGAGTTAAACGCGCAATTTGTAAAGTTTACAGTTTCCCTTGTTCTTGATCCGCCGTGGTAAACCATGTTTTCGGAGAAGTCATAAAACACGCAATCATTAAAATGCGTAACACTTCCGCCGAAAGTATTGCCAAGCTCTGTTCGCGTATCGTCAGACCACCAGCCACGCGATGCTCCGCTAAGTACACAATTGTTTAGCGTAATGAACTCGTCATAAGTCGAACGAAGGCAAGCAATTGCGGTCGTCAATCTGGTAGGCGCAGTTATGCCATATGTCCCGAGATAGACGCGATTCAATGTAACCCCTGGACAATCCAGAACGTCGATAACTGATCCAGTGAACGCAGACGTTTCGTAGCACACGTCAATATCTTCTATGGTCAACCCACGTCCACCGTTTCTGTAGGCTTGAATGCCAAAGCCAGAGGATGTGCCTGAGATTAAAAGAGTCGTTGGCCCTTTGACGGCATTGTTTGTTCTACGGCTTCCTGAGCCTTTCATAATAAGGCCCAAATCTTGATAAATTTTTAGTTGGTCGGGCGTTACTTTATACGCGCCAGGTGGAAAATAAATAGTGCCTGACGAATATGCCGTAATGGTACTCCCGCCTATGGTGTCAAGAATAGAAACTGGATTCGCTCTAAGCGATATAATGGCGTTCCATACTGCGGTTGTGTCATCTGTTGCGCCATCGCCAACAGCGCCAAAATCTTTGACGTTTACAAAATCCCTCATCTTGCTCTGTGCTGTACGCAAGACAGCGCCAGTACCAGCTTGTATGAACCCGACCAGCGATGACCCGCTGCTAGATGCCAGTGTTGCACCATCGACGCTCGCGCCTACATTATCAAGCGTCTGAATCGTCGCGCCGCCAGAATCTTTGATCAGAAACTTATAGGCCAGATTGCTGGTCAGCCAGATCTCACCGCCGCCTGGCACTCGCCCAGCAGCGTCCAGCTGGATCGGATTGCTGTGTGCAATATTGCCAGCACTGGTCGTGTAGGTCGCCAGCGGAGTGCTGCCGCCTGCGCCGTAGGAATAGATCAGACCGCCAGCCAAAGGCACGCCAGCATTAG